ATGGCCTCTTTGTACCCCAAAACTTGAGCCAAAGTCATGATTAGTGATGATCAGGTCATCATTGACCCCCCAACGGCTGAAATCGGCTCAGATCGGCTCACATCGGTTTTTTCGCCGGTAACAGCTCCACGAATCCACTCACCACTCAATGATTTGCCATCACGCGGCTTTGAATTGATTGATTTCGCTGATCAGATCATCGATGGCGGCTTTATGCCATGGCAAAAATGGCTGGCCGAACATTCTTTGAAGCTCAAACCCGATGGCCGTTACTTTCATCCGGTAACTGTGGCCAGCGTGGCACGCCAAAATGGAAAGAGCACTTACATGATGGCAAGAATCATGATGGGTCTGTTCCATTGGAAAGAATCGTTGCAGGTTTCCACAGCTCACAGATTGGTCACATCGCTGGAGCAATTTCGATCCATCGTGCACATTATTGAAAGCCATGACGATTTGGCAAAACAGGTCAAGCGAATTCGCTGGCAACATGGTGCGGAGGAAATCGAAACCATGGATGGATGCCGGTTCATCATCAAGGCTGGAGGTTCGGCAGCTCGTGGATTAAGTAAGCCGGAGACTGTACACATGGATGAAATCCGTGAAATGCATGACATGGAAACATTTGCATCGATGCGCTATACCTTAATGGCCGCCAAAAATCCACAGGTCAATTGCTTTAGCTCGGCCGGTGATTCACATTCAATCGTTTTAAACCAATTGCGCGAAAGAGGATTGGCCGCAGCTAGTGGGGCAACCGATGATGTCGGCTATTTTGAATGGTCTGCACCGACCGATGAAATTTCCATTGAAAATGCGGCTTTTGCAAATCCTGGACTCAACATCACCATTCACCCGGATAACATTCGAGCCGTTTTCAATGATCCTCCCGATGTGGTGATGACTGAGGTATTGAACAGATGGGTTCAAACTATTTCCAGCGTGGTGGGAGCTAAGGAATGGCAAGCATGTGGCGATGAATCAATTGACCTTGATCCGGACAAGCTCACATGGATGGCCATCGACATTTCACCGGATCGAAAGCACGCGGCATTGGTAGCTGCTCAAAAGCTCGGATCGGAAACCTTTATTGTCAAGCTATTGCACACATGGGAAAACACCATCCAGCTCGATGATCGTGCCATTGCCAATGATGCGGCCAGCTATTGCCGAAAATACCCGATTGAATATTTGCTATACAGCCGGCGCACATCGGGAGCTGTTGCAGCTCGTATGCAACCGGCCGGCATACCAATTCATGACATGGATGCAGATTATCCTCAAGCATGTGATGAATTGTTGGGCGCAATCAATTCGGGTCGATTAAAGCACCGAAATCAATCATCGCTTACTGAGCAAATCCTTTCAGCTGTGCAATTAAAGCGCGGCGATGGCGGTTGGGTCATTGGACGGCGTGCCAGCGGTACGGCTGTGGCGGCAGCTGTGGCAACGGCACTTTGTACACACTTTGCGACACGCCCAGAAACGGAAATCGACATTTTGGTGGGTTGATGCTTGACATTTTGAGAAAATAGGTGCATGGGATTATTTGACCGAAAGCGCACCATTGAAACAGTCGCGCCTGTGCGCGGTGCTGACATAGCTGCACAGATTGGACCTGCTCCAACGCTGGATGCATTTTTTCCTTTTGGTGGAGCCGATTATCTCGCGAGCCGCGAAGAGGCCATGAGCATCCCAGCAATCGCACGCGCTAGAAACATGATTTGCAATTCGATCGCGACCATCCCCATGCTCACACGCGATAAGACAACCGGCATGGTTATCGATCAACCGGTTGTGATTAACGATCCGGACAAGCGCGTGCCGGGTGCAGCATCATGGTGTTGGGCAGCTGAGGATTTATTGTTTACGGGATTTTCTTACTTTCAGGTTATGGATTTGTTCGCTGACACCGGCCGCGTTCGCCAAATGTGGCGCGTTGCTCCCAATCGTGTTGGCGTTTTCTTAAATTCAATCGGCACGCAAATTGAGTATTACACAGTCGATGGATCGCGCGTGCCAATGTCAGGTGTTGGATCACTTGTCGTGTTTTATGGCAACGATGAAGGCTTATTGAACCGAGCAGGTCGCACAATTCGCACAGGTGCAGAACTTGAAAGAGCTGCGGCAATGTACGCGCGTGAACCCGTGCCATCGATGGTTTTGAAATCAAACGGCACAGCATTGCCGGCTGATCGCATCGCAAAATTGCTCGATGCATGGGGCGCAGCTCGCCGCAATCGTGGCACAGCATTTTTAAACGCCGATGTGGAAATGACAACAGTTGGATTTACACCGGAGCAAATTGGTTTGAATTCTGCACGCGAAATCATTGCAACAGAATTGGCTCGTGCCGTGGGAATTCCGGCCTACTTTATTGATGCGCCGACTGGATCATCCATGACATACGCAAATGCCAGCACGGCGCGTCAAACTTTGTTGGATTTTTCACTTTTGCCGTTGATGAACAGCATCACCTCAAGACTTAACATGCCAGATTTTACGCCATCAACACAGCGCGTGGAATTTGATTTGAAGGCATACCTACGCGGATCAGAAAAAGAGCGTGCAGAGATTTACAAGATTTTATTTGAAATCGGTGCAATTACTATTGATGAAATTCGACAAATGGAGGACATGATCTCATGAAGCTGACAACACCAATGCAAATCACGGCGGCAGATTCGGATTCACGCACAATCACCGGGCGCATCGTTGCATTTAACGAGCATGCAAATGCATCAACAGGCAAGGTCGTATTTGCACGCGGATCAATCCAGCCACAAGATGTTTTTCTCAACCTTGAGCATGACAACACGCGCAGAATTGGGCGCAGCGTTGCCATGTCTGTGAACGACAAGGAAATGACAGCGACATTTAAAATCGCGAACACCACAGCTGGAACCGATGCGCTTACTGAGGCAATGGAAGGTTTACGCGATGGATTTTCCATTGAATTAGCCGTGGACAATTACGAAATGCAAAAAGATGGCACAATGAAAGTTTTGAATGGCGAACTCACAGCTGTCGCATTGGTTACTGAGCCGGCTGTTCGATCAGCTCGCGTGTCAGAGGTAGCCGCATCACAAGATTCTGAAACTGATCAAGTTACAGAGACAACAAACCCAAATGAAGGAGACAAAGTGGAAAACACTACCGAACAAGCCGCTCCTGCCGTTGAACCGGTAGCAGCTCCAGAAGTCGCACCTGTTCAGGCATCGCGCCCAGCTTATTACACAGCACCACGATCACCGATTGTGGACAAGGTTTCTTACCTTGAGCATTACCTACGCGCAAGCGTTTTACATGATGAGGATTCTCGTCAGTATGTCAAGGCAGCTGATAACACAACATCAACCGCACCCGGCATGATCCCAACACCACAAAGCACACAGGTGATCAATGCACTTGCAAATGCTGATCGTGGTTGCATCGATGGCATTAGCCGTGAAACATTAGTTGCAGAAGGCATGACATTTGAGTTGCCTAAGGTAACGGCTGTTCCAAGCGTTGATGCAATTGCAGAAAATGGCGCAATCACAGAATCATCACTTTCAGCAACATTTTTGTCAGTTTCAGTACAGCCATTCAAAGGCCGTGCAATTTCAACAGTCGAATTGATCGACCGCAGCCGTCCGGAATACTTGACAGCACTATTGCAGAATCTTGAATTTGCTTATGCAAAAGAGACTGATGAATACGCACTTGCAGCAATGCAAGCGGCAGTAAGTACCACAACAGCACAAACAGCAAATTCAGCAACCGGATTCCTCGGATACACATCAAAGGCGGCCGCAGCTGTTTATGGCGCATCACTTGGTTTTGCTCGCTCATTGATTGTTTCACCAACACAATGGGGCAACATCATGGGCTACAACGACAATGGAGCACCGCTATACAATGCGGCGCAACCTAGCAATGCGGCCGGAAATGTTCGCGGAGATTCATTGCGTGGTGTAGTTTCACCGGGCTTGAATCTTTATGTTTCACGCTCATTTGGTAACGCTGGCACAACAACAGCTGACGGCGATTCATCAATGGTCGTTGTAAACCCAGATTCATACACATGGTACGAATCTCCACGCTTTACGCTACGCAGCAACATCAACAGCGATGGAACAATTGACATCCTGTACTACGGCTACGGCGCACTAGCTGCCAAAGTCGCAAATGGTGCACAATTTAACAACCTCCCATAAATCACTATCGGTAGTGGTCGCTCCCGAACACTACTGACACGAAAGGAACCGAGATGCCAGCAATAGTTACAGCCTCACAGCTGAGAGCAATTCTTGGTGTCTCGGTTTCTTTGTATAGTGATGCTCAATTGGATTCGATTATAGATTCCGCCGAGCAAACGATTTTGCCTTTACTTACGCAATACCAATCATCGGTGACTTTTGCCAATGTGAGTGATTCCGTCATTTATTTCACCACAATGCGGCCAAATTACTTTGTGCCGGGTCAGTCTGTTGTAGTCACCGGGGCCGGAACTTATAACGCGACCTATACAGTCACCGATGATCGGATTGAGCCTTACACTTTTACAGCTGCAACAGTCGCAGCTGATCGAACTTATCCGCTGCCATTTATTCCAGCGGCCACAGCAACATTGAGCGGCTCATCGGCCGCGCAGCTTTACGCAGCAACACCACCGGTGGAAAACGCCATTTTGGTTGTGTCGGTTGAGATTTTTCAGAGCATTACAGCTCCCGGCAATCAAATCATGTCAGACACATTCCAGCCGCAACCATTCATTTTAGGCCGCAGCTTAACCAATCGTGTAATCGGTCTTTTGGGGCCATTCTTAGATGTTGAAACGATGGCGCAATGACAATCGAATCCCAAATCCGCACGCCGTTGAAAAACGCGCTTTCGACCATTGCTGCCAATGTGTACAACGGCATCCCGGAGACAATGACATCACCAAGCATTTGTTTGATCCCGGATGCGCCGTATTTGGAAAGTGTTTTGATCAATGGAAACACTACAAAAGTTAAAATCAATTTGACTGTGACAGGCGTTGTCGGCTATTCAAACAATGCCGCAGCTTTAGACAATCTTGAACAATTGATGATCAGCATCATCAGCACAATGCCAGATGGCTACGAAGTCGGCAATGTGAATCAACCACAACCATTGGAAGTCGGTGCCGGTAAATACCTTACGGCCGATTTACAAATAAGCACCTACTACACCAACTAAGGAGAAACAAAGTGAGTACTGTTATCATTACCGGCAGAGATGTCTCATTTACGCTTGATACAAAGGCGTACGATGCACAGACAACATCGGCCACACTTTCAGCTGAAACAATCATTGAAACTTATCAAACATTAGACGGCCGCGCTTATAAGTCGGTCGATAAGCAATGGACATTCACCATTGAACTTTTGCAGGACTGGGGTTCAACAGCTGCGCAAGGTTCATTGTTTGAAAACATGTGGACAAACGCTGAGCAGAATCCAAACTCAACTGTTGCTGTTTCATTTACAGCTGTGACAGGTGCGGTTTTCACATTCAATGTGTTGCCAATTTTCCCAACAGCCGGTGGTGCAGCTCCAGGCGCATTGACTGATACATGGGCATTGACAGTCGTTGGACAGCCAACAGAAACATTCAGCTAAGAAAACGAATCGGGAGCACAAATGAAACTACCAATTACAATTGAATACGCATCGGGTGACAGCGCGATTCATGTCGCGTTGCCGCCTGAGTGGATGAAATGGGAACAGAAAACTGGAAACACCATTCAGCAAGTTTCTGAGAAATTGGGAATTGCTGATCTCATGTTTTTGGCGTATCACGCAATGAAGCGCGAATCGGCTGGCAAGCCGGTCAAGGCATTTGATGTGTGGTGCGAGACAGTTACCGACATCAATGTTGGGGAGACTGATACCCCAAAAGCTATAAGCACGGAAGTCTGAATCGAGCACTTTGGGAGTTAGCAATAGCGACCGGATTGCCCAAATCAGAATTTCAGACTTTTGAGGACATAACTACAGCAATTGAGATTTTGGAGAGGCAAAATGGAAACTGAGGCAATCACCTATGATAAGAGTGATTTGCGCGGAATCATCAAAGCCTTTAAAGCGATGGATGATGCAGCTGTCGGACAGGCAAAAGCTGTTTCCAATGGACTGGCCACTTATGTGCAATCCAAAATCATTTCGGCTGCCAGCGGTCGGCCAAATCAAGCTGCATCCCGGATCGCTCAAGGATCGCGCGTAAGCAAATCATCCAAAATTGGTGAATTGTCATTTGGTTTTGTATCGCAAAAATTCAGCGGTGGCGGTACGACTCAACAGCTTTGGGGCGGTTACGAATTCGGATCAAACAAATTCAAGCAATTCCCGGTGTGGTCTGGAAGTGGGCCAAAAGGCGGATCGCTGGGATACTTTATTTATCCAACACTAAGAGCCGAACAGCCGGCAATCATTGCCCAATGGGAAGATGCATTTTCTAAGATTTTGAAGGAGTGGTGATGGCCGGTCAATCAAGAACGCTGAAGTTATCGATTTTAGCCGATGTCGATCAGCTCAGAAAAAATCTTAAAGAAGGCGAAAACAATGTTGAAGGTTTTGGCGGAAAACTAGACGGATTTGCCGGCAAGGCCAAAGCTGCATTTGCTGTCGCTGGAGTGGCAGCCGCCGCCTACGCTGGAAAACTTTTGGTCGATGGCGTTAAAGCTGCCATTGAGGATGAAGCTGCACAGGTACGACTTGCCAATGCTTTGAGAAACACAGTCGGAGCAACTGAGGCCAACATTAAAGCCGCTGAGGATTACATTTTAAAGCAATCTTTGGCCACCGGTGTGGCCGATGATGAATTGCGCCCAGCTTTAGAAAGACTGACACGATCCACAAAAGACATTGGGGAAGCTCAAAAGCTCACAAATCTTGCGCTTGACATTGCGGCGGCAAAAAACATTTCAGTCGAAACAGCTGCAAATGCATTGGCCAAAGCCAACGATGGGCAGACTGGAGCACTTAAAAAACTTGGCATTACTCTCGGAGACAACGCCAACAATCTTGCCGAATACAACAAAGTTCAAAAGGCATTGGCTAAGGCTCAGGATGAAGCCAATTTTGCTCTTGAAAACTATGGTCCAAAATCAAAAGAGTATCAAAAGGCAAGCGATAGAGTCAGAGAAGCTACTGAAAAAGTCAATTTTGTTGCACAATCAGGCATTGACATTTTTGGTGAGTTGGGCAAGGAATTTGCTGGAGCAGCTGCCGAATCGGCCAATACCTTTCAAGGCAAGATGGATCGTTTAAAGATCGCATTTGATGAAACAAAAGAGACTGTGGGTGCATTTATTCTTGATGCAATCACTCCATTGTTGGGATTTGTTACCGATAAAATTGTTCCAGCGGTTGAATCGTTTATCGGGGCGATGGGCGGTAAAGAAGGATTAGGCGAGGCTTTCAAAGGTGTGTCAGATTTTGCCAAAGTAATTTTCACACCGGTCATTGCTGCATTGAAAGATGCATTTGATAAAATTAAAAAGGTTGTCATGGACAACAAAGATGAGTTTGATGCTTTGTTTAAATTTTTGAAAAACTTTGTTGCACCATTTTTGGGCGGTGCGTTGAAAATCGCAATTGATGGTTTTTCCGATGCCTTAGGACTTGCCTTGACTATTGTTGGCAAATTGATTTCAGGATTTGAAAAGATTATTGATCTTGGTCGCAAGGTAAAGGACACATTGGGCAAGATTCCGGGGCTTGGTTTTCTAGGTAGCAGTCAATCATCATTGCCACAAAATAACAGCAATTTAGTCGCTCCAGCTGGTCGAATGAATAGCCCAACTGTGAACATTAATGTGACAGGTGCAATTGACCCAATCGGCGTTGCCCGACAAATTGCCAATGTGCTCAACACAGAGGCCACACTCAGCGGCACATTTAACAATTTGGGCATTTCACGATTGGTTGCCTCAACATGACATGGGTTCCCAACCCAACTGTGACCATCGATGGCGTTGATTTCAC